GATCTTCGGTGATACCATACTCTTCAGCAATTTCGCCCACGCCTTTACCACTTAGGTAATCGTTAGCTAGCGCTAGTACTACTGGATCTAGCGCTGGTGCTTCTAGAGTGCGGTTCAACGCGTCTACGCTTGTTGTAATATTGTTAGATGTCATTGCTTACCTCATATACTATTTGCATGTCAAAATCTGCTAGGCCATACGGTTTAAATAAACCTTCATCAGTACGAAAAGAGATTACACGCGCTTCTTCTACTTTGAAAGATCTAGCTGTTGCACTAGGTGCAAAAGTTTCTATCGCTTGTTCAATTGAGAACCCAATTGTTTCAGCTTCAGTTTGTGGATCATCTCCATTGTAGACATAGGCTCTAATAAAAATTGAGATTACAGCAATCTTTCTACCCGCTCCACGATGATTTCGAATCTCTTCTTGGGGTAAAAATGCTATAAAGGGAAAATCATTAATCTCATGTAGATACACGAAAAACCGTTGACAGTTGCCGTCAAGCACATCAGTGTTGGCAACGATATGATCTCTAAACGCATCTATAATCTGTGTTCTACGTGTAGGCACTAAACTGTCTCTCCCTCATAAAAAATTTCTACCTGAAGTTCACACACTCCATAAGGTGTGAGTAATCCTTCATCAGTATTGTAAGAGACAACTTGAGCACGTTCCACCCCTAAATTAGAACTCATATCTGAGAACCTGTCTATGACAGTCTCGATGTCACGAGCTAAATTCTCAGACTCATGCAGTGAATCTAGTTCTTCTCCTGTTTTTACATAACCTCTAATAGATTGTGTCATAGAACGAAAAGGTTGTCTAGATTCAATTTGTGACCAATTCTCACGTGGTGTTCCACTTAGTGTGATTGTCGGAAAATCATTCACATCATCCAAGTATTTAAATTCTCTAAACACTTGTGATGCTTGAGTATTGAAGATAACGCTGGACGGTGAGATACTCACGTTTGGTGTGAATAAATATTGCTGTGAACCGAAGCTCATCTCAATAGAATCTACAATCCCGCGCTTTATGCGCACAGTCCCTGTTGCAGCGTCTAGTTCACGATCAGGGGCACTAATTGTGATGGTAGGTGGAGCAGTGTACCCACTGCCTGCATTTGTTACAGCGATCGATGTAATCGAGAAGCCTGCATTAACCGTTGCAGTGCCTGTTGCAGTAACTCCTCCAGCAGACTGTGGTGCTGAAAAAGTAACTGTTGGTTGGGACCCAAGCTGTTCTGTAATTAAAGAGTTACCTGATTGTGTTAAAATAAAAGAACCAAGCTGAGAGAGTAGCTGTATGACAGCTTGATATATACCACCAGGCTGATCAATACTAACTGAACTTACACTTCCTCCTGATAGCTCTGCAATAGCATTAGCTTGAACCTTACCAGGAGTGTCAAAAGTTACAGTTGCTGAATCATAAAATAAACCGCTAAAATCTAAAGAGGCATCTGTAACAACTCCTTCAGAAATTTGTGCTACTGCATTTGCAGTATTAAGATCACGGGTTCTTATACCTTTTAAAAGTGTAGTTAGATAATTTAAGATGTCACTTCGTCTGGCCATATACGCTCTATCATTTCTTTAATGGATAAACCCTCTGCTAAAAGATTTCTGTAAGCTGTTGTCTTATATGATGGACGCTTCAGAGAATACCATCTTAAAATATATTTTTTTGCTTGATAATCTGAAACAACTAAAAACAAGTCATCAAACCACGTCTTAACCTCTTCAATTGATGGAAGATTATCATTTATAACCTTATTAAATGCTGCATTTTTAGGTTCATAATTAGGATGTAAAGGTGATGATGAAGGTAAACACTGCATACCATCAGAATCAATTGGTATTCCTAACTCATCATACCCGATAGGAGGTTTTCCTCCCCAATAAAAATTACCGTCTTCATCAGTATCGTCTGCAGTAATGTACACTAAAGGTCCGTACTTGTATTTTTCCATTTTTACTCATAAAAAAAATTTTCAGTTCAAAATTATATCAACTTTGAATGTAAGTCTCTAAACACAGTATATATCTTCCTTTAAGGGATGTCAAGATAAGACCTGTATTTTCAGAAAATCCCTGGTCGAGGCTCTGTAAAGGTGCGCGCAGCGTCGGCAAGTTGGCAAGTCCGACTAACCGCCCTATATAGCTTTTCACGATACGGAAAATAAATGCAAATTAATTGCGTTTAAGGGTTTACATTACCCCCGAACCTATGATACTGTTAATCATAGCTTTTACTTTTTTTAAGGATTTTCAAAATGGCTTTTACAGAAACAACAAGACAAGCAATTTTTAACCGCGATAACTTTACTTGCCGTGCGTGCGGATACAGCAACGCGTACGGCATGGGTCTTCATGCAGACCATATTCACGCGCAAGCTTTAGGCGGTTTGGATACTGTTGAAAATGGGCAATGCCTATGCGTTACTTGCAATATTTCAAAGGGCAAAGTTGCAATGCCCAGCCTAAAAATTCGCAAGCCTCTTGGTATCGATAGCAAGGCAGAATTCGACCGCGTGGTATTTGAAAACCAGCAAGTTTTCAAGGCAACAATTCAAGATGTAAAAGCGGGTATCAAATTCTCAAAGCGAGGTAAAAAAATCTTAAATCCGAAAGGCAGAGGGTAAAAGGTGGGTGTGGCAAAAATGCCACACTTGCCAGAAAAAATTATTATATAACGCATTTTGTTGTTTACATTTGTATAAAAATCTGGTAAAACTATATTATAAGGAGTTTAAAACATGATTAAAAATATTACAATCTTCGACCTAGACGGAACAATTATTGATAGCTCACACAGACAAGCAACTCTTGCCGATGGTACGCTTGACATTGCCAACTGGTTACAAAATGCCACACCTGAAAAGATTTTCGGGGATAGCGTTTTGCCACTTGCTCAACAAGTCAACAAGCGTGGCAAGCGTGGCGATTTTGTTCTAGTCTGTACTGCTCGCAATATGACAGATGCGGATTTTGAATTTTTGATGGATAACGGAATTAATCCTGACAAAATTATTTCACGCCCTATCGGTAACAATACACCTGATGGCGAGTTAAAAGCAAATCAGCTCAAGCGGTTGTTCAACCTCAAACAGTTTCAAAAAGCAAACAAGGTAATGTTTGATGATGCCCCAACTGTTCGGTCATCGCTTCGTAAAATCGGTGTTACTTGCATCGACCCAAACAAAATTGCAAGGAGGGTTGCATAATGGATAATTTATTTTTACTTTTTAAAATGTTTACTATAGCGGTTGGAATTGCTATTTTCAACTTTGGTTTAATTGCTCTATTGATTGGATAATATTATGGTTATGTATCGTTTAATTTCATCTTCTTTTGTTTTTATCTGGCTAGGTCTTGGGTTCTTACCTTACCTAGCAATAGGAACGTCGAACTGGTTTACTTTTGTTGCGCTTGGTTGTGCTACTCTAGCACTTGTTGGATTTGTTGCTACTTATTCGGGGGTTTTAGATGACTAATATTCTAGGTTTCATGGGTTCTGCTCTTATTATTCTACAGCTTGGGTTGCTCTCGCATGGGTTCGACTCTGCACTTGTTTTAGTTACTGGATTATCAGCGGCTACTGTCTGGATTTTTTACTCTCTAGCTCGACAAGATGCTTGGTTACTAGCAACTAATTGCATCGCATTTATGGCTGGAGTTTCGGGGATTATGTTCGCATAATTCCCACTTTATTTAATGAAAACAAGCACTTACAGGTCGGCGGCCCCCGCTCGCCGTAAGTCATTGATTTTATTCACTTTTTTAGGCTACCTGTTGCATAAATGTCACACTTAAGAAAAAAAATACAAAATAAGCAAATAAATGCTTTACATTACTATAATAATCGCGTATAACTATACTTGAAGCAACAAAGGAGTTTTTATCATGTTTCGCAAAAATGCTTTCATCGTCATGGATACCGAGACAAGCGCACACAATGGACTAGTCTTTGATTTTGGCTGGACTACTATTGACAAGCGCGGAAATGTTTTAGGCAAAGGCGATTTAAATTTTCTTGATGTTCTTACTCGCGAAAAGCCATACTATGTTCACAAGATTAGCAACTATGCACGAGGACAACGCAAGAATCATCACAAGGTCACAACTTTTGACGTAGGGCGCAGATTGTTCAATTTGCACATTCAGCACTTACTTTCAAATAATATGCGCGTTATTCTATGCGCTTACAATGCGAGTTTTGATTGCAGAGTTTTAGGCAACACATCACGCAAAATGACAGGCAAGCCGTTCTTGCGTCATAGCGTGGAACTTGCCGACATTTGGGGAAATTGGGCAACGTCAGCACCGAAAAGCTACGATGCACCGCGTACCGCATCAGGCAAATTTTTATCCACAAGCGCAGAAAATGTTTATCGTTTTGAGAGCCAGCAACCAGATTTTATCGAAGCACATACCGCATTTGCAGACACAGAAATTGAAGCGCAGATTTTGGTTCGCACTCTAAAACGTAAAAAGAAATTTAAAATTGTTCGCAATCCGCGCGATTTTGACCAGAATATTTGGGAAAAATTTTCGGTTGCATTTTCAGACATAGCAAGGAGCTAAAAAATGGCATTACATAAAGATATTTTATTCAACGAACTTTTAAACCTTGGTGAGGATGAGCTAGAAAGGCTCATCAACCATCTGCACGCGGTGGCAGACATTGTTCCAGAACTTCAATCATGGGCTGAGGATAGGCAACTAGAACTTGCAGAGGAGCGCATTGACGATTGGGACGGGCAACCAGATGCGTTGCAAGAATGGCACGACTTTGACCCAGATTGCTAGGAGGTGATGCAATGGAAAATTTAAACAACTATATCAAACTTAATGAAATAGCCGAACGCGTTCATGCTAATGGTGAGCGCGTTGCGATAATTCTTGAAGGTAGAGACGGGGCAGGCAAATCTGGAACTGTTCGAGAACTAACGCGGTTTTTGCCCCCTTATGCCTATCGTGTCCAGCCGTCTTTTATGCCCTCAAAAAAGATGATGCGTAACTGGTTTAGCGAATGGCAAAAGCTATTACCAAATCATGGCGAGATTGTAATTTATGATCGCTCTTGGTATTCTCGCGCTTTGCTTCAACCTGTTATGGGATGGTGTTCTCATAAGCAATATTTAAACTTTATCGATGGGGTGAATGCTTGGGAAGATTCACAGCTTGATTTGCAGATTGTCAAACTATGGCTATCAATCGATGAAATCAAACAGCGTGAACTTTTACAGCGCAGAGAAAATGACCCTTTGAGATACTGGAAGCATAGCCCAAACGATGCCAAGGCGGTTGAAAATTTTGATGCGCTAACACTAAAAAAGAATATCATGTTTTCGCTTGATGATTGGATGATTGTTGACATGGATAATAAAAGACTTGGACGCGATACGATACTTGATAATGTCGTAAAAACCCTTTGATTTCAAAGGGTTAGCGGCCCCCGGCCCCCCGCGCTAAGCCATTGATTTTGTTCAGTTTTTTCTAATCCGAATGTTCTAAATGCGACTGCGACACACCTAAAAACGACGTTCCACGATGCGGAATTTGGATACGCGCTAAGTTATTGATTTTATTGAATAAAAATAAAGGCTTTACTTCTTCTGAATAATCTGATAGAATGTTTCTATATTAACACAAGCCAATAGGAGATTGACATCATGGCAAAAGCACAAAATTACACTTCAGAACTCACAGCTAAAATTATTGAGGACTATCAGTCAGGCACTTCGGTTGAAGCGATTGCAGACGCAATCGAAAAGTCTGTCCGTTCGGTTCGCTCAAAACTGGTTCGTGAGGGCGTTTATGTTGCGGTTGAAAAGCCGAAGGCTCGCAAAAATGACGAGCCAACCAAAAAAGAGCTGTTGCTCGAATTGGACGAGATTGCCCCATTCGAGGTTGACGGCTTGATGGGCGCAACAAAAGCGTCAATCTCAATGCTAATCGCGCATTTCAAAGGCGCGTAGCATGAGGCGAGGGGCAACGCACAATCCGATAGCGAAAGCGTTGCCCCGTTTTCGCGCTCAGGTTGTACAGTCAAAAAAACGCTATAACCGCAAAAAGGCAAAAAAGCCAATAGATACAAGCACTTAGCGACCGGCGGCCCACTTGGCCCCCCTCCGCGTAACCCATTGATTTCATTGAATAAAAGGCGAAAAAATTTTCTACAAATAGCACGAAAAAAGCAAAATTTATTCACTTCTAGGGGTTGCAATCTATCACAATATACACTATATATTATATATAAGATAATTAATGGAGATTAAAAGATGACTACATTTTACACAGCAGGCAAAGTCTGGCATAACAAAAAATTCCAATACATGAGAGATGTTCTCGGAATGCCTGTTAAAGCTCGTTGGATTGACCTTGAACAAGACAGCGATATCGTTACAAATCGTAAAGACGAATTATGGAGATTTTGTTATGAAGATGTTAGAGACAGCGACTTCCTCATGTTATACTCATTTGCTGATGACGAAGAACAGCGAGGCGCACTTGTCGAAATCGGCATGGCGTTCGGATTCAACAAGCCAGTCTATGCATGGGGTTCATGCAAAACAATCCAAGCCAACGCAATATCAGATGTTGCTTTTACTCACTTTAAAAACTGGACTTGGATTGAAGCAGAAGACCACATCAACGCAACTGTAAAAGCGTTCTCAGATTATAACTCAAATTATTTTAACCAATCATGGAAGGTTGCATAAAATGCCATATATTACACAAGAAGACAGAACGTCAACCGAAAATGAATTATTCGATGAGGCTCTACAATTTGTTCCAAACAATGCAGGCGAACTAAACTTT